ATACGCCTCAAAGTCCATGCTCAAGTCGATGACTCCTGGGCTAGTTACCTTTGGAGTATCGGCGTTGAACTTAGCAGCGGAAATTGTAATGCTAAGAGTCTCTTTGTAAGTCGAAGCGATTGTTGCACCTGTGAAAGTGAGAACGATCGCTGCGTTCGCATCGCTGAGAACCTTACCGAAGAGGGTGGTGTCTGTGAACTCGGCGGTGATTTTTCCGCTGATCTTGCGGAAGCCGTTGATCAACTGTTCAGCCTTGATTCCTGAAGAACCGAGGTTGTAACGATCTCCCTTGAGAGTGTTGTCAACTGTGACTTGGAAGTCGCGGATGTTGGCGATCGATGTTCCGTCAAGAGTGATTGCACCTTGAGCGAAGTTGAAGAGATTAGTTGTTGAGGAGTAAGAAGCAGTTGCGAGGGAAATTCCTGTGGTGATTGATGCACCATCGATGTTGAACTTACCCATTGCGATTGCTGCATTCGCTACTGACAACTCAAAGGATGAAACCTTTGCTCCAGCAACGGTCTTTGGAGTGACTGTTCCATTGTATTGAGGAACGCCAACCTGAGCGGTGAAGCTCTTTCCATAAACATCGCCAAGGGTGAATGTGTAGGAATAAACGCCAGTTGAAACTGTGGTTGGTGATGGAACTGAGCCAGTCGCCTGTGAGAGAAGAAGTCCAAGACCGCGTGTTGGCAAGTCAAGGGCAATGTCTCCAGTTACATCTGAGGTTGTGACCACACGACGCTGAGAGCGAGGAAGTTGGCCGCCAGCACGAAGACCCATGCCAACCGCTGTCTTCTTGTTGTAGTTCAGATTCTCTGAAGTGAATTCATAGAATCGGGAAACTGTTACAGGGGTGTTGAAAGTTGTCTCGGTTGCAATTCCAAGTTGCGAACCAATACCGGAACCGATTGCCATATTTATCTCCTAGTTGGCTGGAACTGCGACCGCTTCCGGTGCAGGGGTAGTGATGGAAGCGGCTGCCATGTCTGCTGCCGCCCAGTTGGATGTTTGTTCGAGAAGTGATGCAGCAGCTTCATCTGCAACATCAACGCTCTCTCCAGCCTTTACTGTGATGTTCAGCGCTGGAATAACTAGATCACCGAGAGGTGACACATTCTTGATCTTCGCCATGATTGCTCCTAAATTTTTGCTCGATAGGTAACGGTAAATTGAACAACTACTGCTGCGCCTTGATTTGTTTGGCGGTAAGTCATCTCGTGGGTTTCCAAACCTGAATAGAGAACTATTCCACCAAAACTGACATCATTTCTGATTGCAACTTCAACATCGCCAAGCAAGGCATACGCTCTTGTTCGACGAGCTGAAAGATCGGTTCCACCATCCCACGACCATAGAGCGCAAGTGACTTGACCATCTTCGAACTTAGAGATTGCGCCAAGTTGAATGTATTCCTGACGAGCTGAGGCTGGAGTGATGTCATCGCCTTCGGTATTTCCATCGTGGCCGACTGCAATTGCATCTCCGGGATAGGAGAGGTCAATCTCAATGCCATCGAAGACGCGAATGCCAGCAAGGGATGAAGTTGACTTCAACCGCGTGACGAGAGCATTGATGAAGGTAGGAAGAACTGATGTGGCCATTATGCAAGACCCGGAAGAGATGTTGGATCGAGCAATTCCATAGCGCGCCGAGGAAGCGAATAGGTCGCTGATGAATACATCTCATCACCCGTGTTGGTGCGAGACATAACATTCATTGCGCCACGCTGTGTCTGCCATAGATGGCGAATGATTTCAAGAACGCCTTGCTTGGCACTCATTGGTGGATTCACATAACCTGCTCGGTAACTCACAACGATGTTCTTCACTCCTGAAGTCCAATATCCGTAAGAATTGGTTGAGTAGATCGTATCTGAACCAATGCGATAGATACGCTGACCAGTTGGATCGACGTAATAGGCAGAGGATGGAATCAAAGCGCCATTCTCGTAAATTGAATCAATCGAAATCACTTTTGGATTGCGAACGCGAATGAATTCAGCATTGTTCACGCCATCATAAACTTCGCTTGTGTAGCTTCTCTGTCCAAGAATGACACCCGTATATTGCTCGGCAAGATCATTGGCGGCATCCATATAGCGTCGAATTTCTTCATCAGAAGAAGTCAAGGAATCAGGAATGTTGAGATATTGCTTGACTTCCTCAAGGCTAACAATGCCAACTTCAGAGAACTCACGAACTGTGAAATCATCGCTGAAAGCGCCAGCATTTGTTCCGGTGGCAAGCCACTTGACTTTATGGAAACCTGACTGGGTTGGAGTGAAGTCACAGTTATAGAGACCAGTATCAGCATTGACAACTGTTCCAGTTACGGTGGTGTTGTCAGGTTGATAGATTGTGCAAGTAACCGTTGACGCATTGGCAACAAGACCATTTGCATCTGTGATGGTAATTCCTAGCGGAACAACATCTCCTAGATCATAGATCATCGTTTCTCCTAAACATTTGCATCTCGGTTGCGCTTGTCAATTGAACTTGAAGAACGCTGACGGAAAATTATTGAAGTGAGCGTTCGTGGTCGAGCAAAAATTGTTGAAAGAACTCTGACTCGAGGCAATATCTGAATTGTTTGATGAAGTGGAATTGCAAGCGAATCGAACTCCATCATCCCATGTGCTGCGACAGGGTAGGTGAGAGCTTCGCTTGCAACCGCTGAAATATCAAAGCCTTGCGTTCCAGTTGAGGCGAATTGAAGACTTGAAACTGTTCCCGATGCTGCAAGAGTGATTGAACCACTTGCTGAGATTGGGAAGATCAAGCGATCGCTGGCGACTCCGACGAGTGCAATCGATCCTGAAGCGGTGACCGGGAAGGTTTCGGTGTCAGGCGCGGAGGCTGAGAAGGTAATCGACCCTGAACCGCTGACTGGGAACTTGAGAGAGGCTACCGTTCCCGAGGCTGTGAGGCTGATAGAGCCACTTGCAGACCTTGGGAATGTCAGGGTATCCGACAAGGCTCCTGAGAGGCTCAGAGAGCCTCCTGCGCTCGTTGGAATGGTCTCTACGACCGAAGCCGAGCCAGTAAAAGTCAATGAGCCTGATGGAGTGTCAGGGAATGTGAGAACAACTGAGGCGGTGGCTACGAGGTTGATATTTCCTGAAGCCGAAACTGGGAAGGTCAGGGCATCTGATGCCGAGCCAGCAACCGAGATTGAACCCGAGCCTGTTGAAGCTGTAACGGTTCCGGTAACTGCTGATCCGGAAAGAGTAATGCTTCCGGAAGCGGTATCAGGGAAAGTGAGGGTATTGGTTACCGATGCAGCAAGAGCGAATGAACCTGAACCACTAACTGCAAAGGTTTCGGTATCTGAAGCCGAAGCGGTGAGGGTGATTGATCCTGAACCAGTTGATGTGAAGACTGGGTTTGAGACGGTTGCGCTCGCTGTAAGAGTGATTGCACCTGAACCAGTTGAAGCAAAACTGAGAGAATCTGTTGCGCTTGCCGAAATGCTGATTGCACCTGATGCGCTTGGCGCATAGGCGAATGTGCAAGTTGCAGAAGCGCTAAGGGTGATTGCACCCGATGCGGTGACTGGAAATGAAAGATACGGATCGCCTTCATAGGGCGTTGCGTAGTTATAAGTTATTGCAGCGTTGTATTGATACGAGTTGTATCCATCCGCTGCGACCCCAGTTAGGCCAAGGCTGGCCGAGGCCGTAACTGGAGTTGCCATTGTTGACTCCTAAGAGTTTGGAATTAGGAAGCGGTTACTGAAAGAGAACCTGAAGCGATGGTGATAACACCAGCAGATGTTCCAGTTGTTACTGATGGAGAAAGCGCTCCACCGATGTAATAAGTTCCCGATGTTGTTGCGCTCCAAACGCCGAAATATGAGGCGGTTGTTGATGCAGGAAGGTTGATTGAAAGTGCGCCGTTATTTGTAACAGCACCACCTGAAGGCGAGTTCCAAGTAACTGCAACACGGGCGTAAGTTCCGCCAGTTACTTCAGAAGCTCCAGTTGTTCCCGGATCAGCGGTGTGTAGTGAAACATAAGACCATCCAGTCGTCGATAACGCTTGATTGGCCTCAGTAGTTGAGATTCTTGCCATTGTTCTTTCTCCTTATGGATGGTCGTGATGTAGGGCATGAGGATTGTCTTGCAGGGGTCAAGCCAATCCTCATGCTTTGGCTTGTTGGATTGCATGATCGCGCATCGGTGAGTGATGCCTTTCATCCAACCAAAACTGTTTGTGGTGAGGGAGTATCGCTCCGGTGTGTGCGTGGATTTTGTACCCCATTGACTTGAGGCGTTTGGAAAAGAGCAAGTCTTCGCCAAAATAAGTTCCATCAATTGCGCCTTCAACGAACCAAGCCCAATTCTTGCCCTGATTGAGTGTGGCTTGCTTTTGCATCTCAAGAAGAACGCTTCGATGAATCAGGATACAGCCAGTACCGACTGCATCAACTTCAATGAGTTGATTCTCGGGATAACCGTCGATTGGTTGCAACCCTTTTTCCAAGTCCATTGTGTAAATGGTTGGAACTGGTCTAAGAGCATCATCACCATCAAAGAATGCCGCGAAGACCAAACCTGAAACGATTGGTCGATCTTTATCGTGAGCTGCGTCAATCAACTTGTGCCAAGTATCAAGTGAGAGGCGCTCATCAGAATCGATCATCAAAAGCCAGTTGTCATTTGTTGTTTCTAAAAATGTTTTGACCACGACATTGCGTGATCGTGTTGTCAAGCCGACATTGCCGACCTGCACCATGTGGTCGAAGTAACCATCTTTTTCTCTTGCGATATGGATCAAGTCCATTGCGAGGAGTGCGTCGATGGTTCCGTTGTTGACCATCCCAATGCAAACTCGATCTTTTGCTCTCATCGAGTTTCAACTTCCAAACTGATTGCTGTTGTCTCAATCGATTCAGACTTGAGTTCAGCAATGATGGAATCAAGGTGAGCGATGCCTTTGTTTTGCACTATCTCGCGAGCAGATTCAAGACCTTCTAAAAATAAAGATTTCATACATTCCCCCTGTGGAATTGTGTTGCGCCGAGGCGCTGACCCTACCCGAAGGCAGGATCAGCGACAAGGCTCAGGCTATTAGTAACCTGATGGAGCAACTGTTCCA